CTTTACACTTACTTTACACACCCTTTAGTTTTTTTAATATGTTGTTTATTTGTTGTCGGCTAACCCCCAACAAATCCGCAACCTGCGAACGGTTAAAGTTCGGATTTTCTTCGTAAATCAATTTTAACTTATCAAAATTAGACTTACCGCCTTTGGCAGTTGTTTTAATATTTGTAACCTCAATAGAATTGACTTTTACTTTTTTAGCCGTAGCAATAAAATAATTGCTTAATTTTTCAGCTTTTAACACACTTTCTTTTGAAATTAGCAATGTATTACCACCATAACCAAAATACTCGTCAAAAGCGTGTATTAATAAAGCGAAACGAGGTATGTAACTTTTCTGCTTCGGATACATTGATTTTAAATACTCATTTTCATTTTCATCATTTTGGTAATTTGATATTTTGTTAAAAATACGCATCCACTCCTTTTTTGCCTCGTCGCTAAATTTAGCCGTTAACGATTTGATGTTTCCGTCATCGTCACGTTTTATAATTGTTTTCAAAGTATCATAAAACATTACGATGCTTTCTTTGTACCAATTCAAAACATCATATTCCAATTCGTTTTCGTTATACATTTCAATTTTTGACTCTGGAAAAGATAACAGCATTCTATCCATAAAACCATTATCCTTATTTTCTTCGGTATAGAAGCCGTTTAAAATGTTTGGCTGAATACCACCAAGTACAGGTATGAACGGTTTTTCAACAAATGAACCTTTACGAGTCAAACGGTTTAGGTTTACAGATTTACCGCTCCAACACGAAAGCCAAAACTCTAAATCTGAACCGGCGCGATACTTATTCATATCTTTAAGCCACCCCGCCAACTCGTCTTTAAATACACCTACAGCGTTATCTGATTCTTGGTGTAAATCAACTAAGGCTTCAAGTGTAATGTCGTTGGCTATAAATTGCGTTTTAATAGGCTTATCTACTTCGATATAGTCTGCCTGCTCTTTTTTTGTTAGATTATTGTAAAACTCCCATTTTTCAAGTTCTTTATAGTACTTCTTTATTTCTCGGGAGTTTATCTTTAGTAATGGGAAAATAATATTGTTTATAGACGGTGTTTTTCCAATCCCCGCTTTACCCACTAATGAAATCCAAACCGTAGCGTTTTCGTTCCAACCTCTTTTTACCTCTATTTCTATTGAGTTGCCAATACAAACTGATATAAGCCAAAGCAAACTGCAACCCATATAGTCAATGTTGCTGTCTAGTTTTTTATGGCACTCTAAAATATAGTTTTGTATTGGTTCAGGAAAAATATCAATAGGGAAAATTAAATCGTCTTTGTTGTAAAGATAGTTTTCGATTAATTCCGTATTATCCGGCAATGCTTCAGCTTGTTTTTGTACGATATGTTTAGCGCGCGAACCATATCCCATCCTATACAATTCTTTTGCAGATGCTGAAAAATCGCCATTGTGAACTTGATAACTGTAAATGTGAAACGGTGTCAGTAACTTTTCGTGTGGGTAAATAGTTCCGGTACTAAACAAATATAAACACCCGCTGTCTTTAAAAATGTAACCTGAATGCGGTGATGTCGCACCGTGTCGTTTAACTAAAATATGCTTCGACTTATTACCATTAGCAGGTATAGTGAACTCGGAACTAATCAAATCCCAAATATATGTTTTTTGATTAAAGTCATCCCAAGGCTTTATTTTACTTTCTGTAAATTCTGTTACTAGTTTTTTTTCAGGCTTCACCGGTTCAGATTCAACGTAGTTATAAACCTCACAACAACTCCAAAGAATGGCTCTATCATCAACTGTAATTGTCTGAATATCTTGGTAATTCAATTCTCCAATAGTATCAGGATAAGCTATAACCATCCCACCAATCCCTCTCGACTCAATTAAAGCCTCACTCGCACCTTTTAATTTCGCTATCTTGGTGTTTCCTTGTATTTTTTCACAACGATAAAGAATATGATACCCTTTATTTTTAGTTTTTTTAATGACAAACTTTTTGTAAAAGTCCTCAATATTATCTTCTAAAAAAGAAACAAACTCATTCCAAAACGCCTTTTGTTCGTGAAAGTCTTTAATTACTTTACAATCAATATCGATAACCTCAAGATTATTGTATCCGGTAACTAATCCGTAAAGCTCACTATTAAGCGCGTCGATTTCGTCTAAAGAACGCGCTTTAGTTTGGTTTGATTTCCACGAACCGTCAGGTGACTTATCAGCCTTGCAAGGGATAACAGAATAACCTCTATTTGCTAATAGTTTTAAATAACTTTTTTCCATATTTAATAAAAAGAGAAAACCGACAAAAAGGCTCTACACTTAATGTCGGTTTCTCGGTTACACCCAAAGCGGGCGTTAAACTTTTTAAACGTCAGTAGAGCTTGACTAAATACAAAAATAAAAAACAACCGCGACTTAAACAAATAAATCGCGGTGAAAATTTAATTAAAACGGAACGTCGTCCGTTGCAGGTGTAGTAGCAGTTGCCGGAACATTATTGTGCGCCGGAACTTCCACGCGCCAACCTTGTACAGAGTTGAAGTATTTAGTTTCACCCTCTGGATTTATCCATTCACGCCCTCTCAAATTAATACTAACTTTAACCCTGTCTCCCGTTTTCAATCCGTCTAATAAATTGCACTTGTCTTGTCCGAACTCGATTAAAATATGTTGCGGGTATTGTTCGTCTGTTGTTACTACTAATTCTCTTTTTTTGTAAGAATCACTTACTTGTTGTGTTTGTCCGACTACGCGAACTTTTCCTAATACTTCCATGTGTTAAAAATTTAAATTATTTATCGTTTCTTTTAATTTGTTATTCAATTCCGTTGCCTTTTCGTGTATGATTTCGCAACACTCAGCAACTGATTTTATTACCGGGCGCGCTTTTGTTCCTATATTTACGTTATCAGTCCGTAATAGTTCGCGCACAAACATAGGTTTTGGCGACTCAGGGCGGTATGATAAAAACACCAATCGTTCAAGCATAGGGTTTACGGCAAAGGCGTGAATGCATTGATTAATATTATCTAACGGTATTTCATTCTCGATGCACGTGCGTAAATGCTTTTTTGCTTGCGGGCATTTAATCTCAAATTGCACTGTTAAATCAGCGCTAATTCCGTCAGGACTGATTCCTAATAGTTCATTATCAGATTGAATCCATCCACACTCAAGCAATTCAATTCCTAAGTAAGCCGATAACTCCGCGCGTGCCTGCGGTTCTAATTCTTTGCCACGCAATATATCAGAGCTAACATATCCCGTATCGGCATCTTCGTCGTACCTCTCTGTTTGCTCTGCTAATAAGTCATAAAACAACGTATTGCTATTTACAAATAATTGCGCAGATGCAGTACCACCTATTTTTCCGTGACGTAACAAGTGCCAATCAAGGCTACCTTGTTCAATTTCAAAATGTGCTTTCATTAGGATAATTCAGTTTTAAGTTTATCTTTCAACGCGATAACCTCTACGTTACTTTGTTCTTGTGTGGTTAGCGATAACCAAGCGTTTTTTAATTGGTCTGCTGTTTGGCATTGGTTAAGTTTCGCTTTCGCTCTGGCAACGTCAACAGGTTGTGCTGGTATTGGTTTAGTGGCAACAATTCTAAGAGCATCGTGCATTTCTCCAAAAGCCTTAATTTTCTTTGTAGTAAGTTCGATTTGCTTACCTGTCCAATCCTCAATAAACGGACTGTCTAAAACTTTTGAAACGGTTTTCAAATTTGTAGCGTTCATTACCATCGGCTTTTTTTCCGCGAAGTGTACTACAACGCACTCTTCCGAGCCACCCTTACCATCAAATACAATGTCTTTTTTCACTTCTTTAATAGTCAGGACAACATTTGTGGTTTTACCGTTGTCATCCATCAAATCCCACGCACCTAAATAGTTCGGGTTGCGTAGCTTTTTAAAATGTGTTTTCATAATATAAGTTTTAAATTAACGTTCAAATATACGGATAATAGTGTTATAATAATTTAGAATTGGTATAAATTACAACTGCTCCAAAGTTAAGAAGTTAAGTTTGCTTTGTAATATTTCAGTTGTGCGCGTAACGTAGATTATTTCTGGAAAAACATCATCTTTACGCTTGAATAATTCAACTACTCTGTCAATGTCAATTTGATTAAGTCTGTAAACATAGTTACCGTTGTATGTGGTTGGTTTTATTCCTAAACGTCTGCATCGAAATCGTAGGTTTTCAATACTCATACCATAAGCCTTTGCAACGTCTTTTAAAGACCAAGTTTCTGTTTCTGTTGGTTTCTGTACTTTCATTCGCTAAGTATTGCACAAACAAATTTATTACCGCTTTTATCAAATGCGTGAGAAATACCAATTTGTTTGTAGTTAGTAGATGTGATACACACATTGTGTTCTGGTGATGATTTCCACCCTTGCAAAACGCTTTTCGGTTCGTTACGCTTCGGGCAGACAACCTCGCCAATGTTAATAGGTTTCATAAACTCAGCACGGTTCTCGAAATTATCGTGCGATGCTTTACCTTGTTTAGCCATATACTCTGAATGTGTAGCGTACAAATCGCATAGTAACTGCGACATTACTAACATATCAAGTCCGATCGACTCACGGTATTCATTCAGTTCCATTACCAACTCAATATCGAAATCATCCCATTTGTATTTTGTTAGGTCTGCGGGTTCGATTTTTTGCGATGGCTTACGTTTGCGGAACAGCAGGATAAAACCCACTGCTCCGATAATTGATAATATTAAGATTGTTGTTTGCATAATTTTAAAATAGTTTCATTTAATTCAGTTACTTTAAAAATCAGATGTTCAATACTACTATCTGTTTCAGTTATATTTAAATCTACAAACTTTTCTAAAGCCATTTGTAATTTTGGGAAATACCAAGCG